CATAGACTGGTATTATGTCAGAACCCGATAAACTTGTTTCTGTAGATAGACTTGTTAGCGCACTAGGCAATGCTGTAGCTGTTACATCAGCACTTGCCGCTACCCCATCAAGTTTACTACCGTCCGTTGCTAGGTTTCTACCATTAATTGTTCCACCAGTAGATAGATTGTTACTGGTATCCTCAAATAAAAGTTTAGAAGCAGGTACGGTAACAAAAATATCTTTTTCACCAGTAGACCAGTTAACAGCATTGTTACTATTAGAGCTTTCTAATATTGTAGTTCTAGCAAGAGTTGATCCAGAGGATGTAAAAGTACCAATACCAATTTCGAATTGAGTACCATCAGTACAACAGTAGTAACATGTATTACCATCTCCTACTGCTGAAAATCCTTGAAAATTTCCAGTTGCTCCCTCTAGACTGTAGGTTCCTGTTCCAGTTGTTTCAGTCTTTTCTTTTACTCTGTTTGGATTTACTAATGCCATTGTATTACCTCTAAGCTATACGTATGACTGCGTTGGAGGCGTCTGCTGTAGGAAAGATAACAGTAAAGTCACCTGCTGTCGATGCGACATTTGAGCCAAAAGAGAATATAGCTACAGCTTTATTACTAGCCGAACTATTATATATGATAGCTCCTGCAGCCGTTATTGTCAGATTCGAGAACACTTCATCTGCAAAGTCTACAAATGCTGTAGTTCCCGACAACGTTA